TGCGCTAGCTGCTTACGTGTGTAATCGTCGGCTTGTTGGCCTCCGATCTCATTTTGCAGCGCCGACAAGGCCAACGCCAATAGTGCGCGGTCTTGTGGCTGCAATGGCCTAGTGCGAGAGACCATGTTGGAACACATAGGCGCACGCATTGGCAAAGCCTTGATTGCCCAGCCCATGCCAGCGTTGCCCGTCTACTGGGCACGCAGTGAACCATTGCCCAGTATCTTTGCATTGGTGAATGTATGCCATGTTAGTTTCCATTGGTTGTGCCAACGCACAAGGCATAGCCTTGCGCTATTGGTCACGGTTCACGATTGCTAAGAGCACGCAATGCATACAACTAACAAGGCATTGGCCACTAGCCTAAGCCAATGGCCAACACGCTGTTAGCGGTCTACATACTGGCGGATAGTGGCGTACACGGGCTTGGAGCGTAGGAACTCCAATTGCATACGCTTGGACACACGTTGACGGATGCTATCTAGCTCGCCTTGTTGCTCGGCTTGCAACTGTGCAATGAGACGATAGCGCCGTTGCACATAGCAGGCTTGGCACTGGCAAGCATGGCGATGCTTAGCGGCCATGGGTTGTCTCAACATCTGAACTCATGCACTAATGGTCGCCAACCAAGCAGTGATTCGCTTTATAGTGTCAAGCATATTGTTAGTAACATAGTGTTACACATATATTGTACGCTGTTAATAGCCTGCTTATGTGTAGTGATACGGATCAATTGTACGGGGTCTAGGAAGGGCAAGGGATAGCCTCCAATCGGACCCCTAGCACGGATAGGGTAGACAAGCGTTACCACTGTAGCCTCAACGTAGGGCTGTTTAGACCCTATGGTACAGATAGAGAACAGCCAGCTGCACATATCAGATATGATAGCTAGGTGGCTAGCTTGGTGGCCAGTTAGATAGCGTAGCTAGTGCAGTGTATAGAGTGTGTGGCAATAGACAGTATGATGAATGATAGCAATGGGTTACGAAGTAACTCGATAGTTGGGAGATATCACATATGATAACTTTTTCCCATTAGTGGTAAGAAGTTGCCCTTAGGGTTGTATATAGGGGGTCGGGGGTGGCCTTGGCGGGCAGAATAGCACCTCCAGATTATCTCATAGAAATTCCTATAACTATTTTATGCTATTTATGTAAATAAAGCTTGACAACAGCGCCATATGAGTTTATAATGCTATTCATATGCATGCTATATGCTAGGCCAAAGCTCCTTAAGATACTACGTAGTAAAAAGTATCATATCCTACTACTTACCCTACTGTATATTCCCTCTATATAAAGAAAGAGCATATTCACTCATATGTACCTTAATAGTGGTTCTTCGTCTCCTTTTCGAGATAACCAAAACCGTAGGTTAACTAAAAGTCTCTTTGTCGATTTTGACAAAGTCTATGGCATGTATACCCTTAAATCAGAAGATCTTGTCGTCGACAATAAAGTATATCCTAGTCTTAAAAAGCTCTATTTAGACTATAGTGACACTACAGAATACTTGTTCGCTAAAGACTTCTTTGAGGACTTAGATCATTGGAATATCTTAGTATCTATGCCTTTCTTCGTCCCTTATATCACTAAGTGGCGCACTGAGTTAGAGCTTAAGTTAAAGGCTGAAGCCCTTCAAGCTATCTTAAAAGAGGCTAGAGAAGGCAAGTATGATGCCCATAAGTTCTTTGCCACTAAAGCTTGGATTGACAAAGAGCAAGATCCTAGGCGCAGGGGTAGGCCCACTAAAGCAGATATAGATAAAACAGCTAGAGAACTAGCATTCCTAGCTTCTGATGTAGATGATGACCTTAAACGTATTAAAGATGGAAGTGTAAATTAATGGACCCGAAAGACCAATACATTCAGTTGCTGGTTAATACCAGAGCACAACTAGAACTACAAATCCTTAGCCTTCAAAAGGAACTTAATGATGTACGAGCAGTACAAACGCAAGAAAAAGAAGAAGTCCAAGAAACGCAGGAATAGCTATTAACTCGCTCGCTTTCTCACATAGGAATATAACATGTTACGCTCAGAATTTGGAAGACCTTTAAATATTACTACAGCCACTACTACTGTTGTTAAAGGCGGGGTAGGTGTCTGTGTTGCTGTTATTCTCAATGAGACTAACGCAGGTGCTATTACTATCTATGATAATACCGCAGGCTCAGGCACTAAGATTGCTACTATTGCAGCTGGTGCACTAGCAGGAACTACGTTCCCATATCTCTGTCAGTTCTCAACTGGACTAACAGTGGTAACAGCCGGTGCTGATGATATTACGGTCACCTTCTCATAAATAATGGGATACAAGAACGTATATTGGGCAGGGGCCCTTGGAGCTGGTGGAGGCACTCAGACACTAATGTCTGGTGGTGTTCTTGCTACGCTTGACATAGACTTTGTTAACGACCGAGCATGGAATAACGGTCCCACTACTATTGCTTCACTACTCTCATGTACAAGAGCTACACCAGTAGCAGCCTACTACACCAAGGCAGACGGGACGCTGACCAGCTTTGCAGCCAATACGCTCCGCTACGGCACGAATGGGCTGCTGGTGGAGGAGAGCAGAGTCAACGCTCTTTTGCAGAGTCAGACGTTCAACAACGCAAGCTGGGCTCCGGCAAATCTAACAATTACAGCCAACGCGGCCACGGCTCCGGACGGGACATTAACTGCCGATCTAGTATATCCAACAACCTCCGGCACCACCCGACGCCTTCAACAGGGTCCGACAGGATCGGCGGTTACGACAACGTGGACTATCTACGCCAAATACTCCGGCATCAGGTACATATATGCTTTTAAGCATGACGGCAGCGCTGTGGCGGTTTGGTTCGATATTCAGAACGGCGCGGTCGGCACGGTTGAATCAGGTTACACAGCATCCATCACTGCCCTTGCAAACGGCTGGTACAGGTGCACCCACGTTGGTCCCGGCGCAGTTTCCAATTTCTCCGGATATATTGGACTGAGCAGCGCCGACAATTCGGAGAGTGTGACCGCTAACGGCACGGATGGGGTTTATCTCTGGGGTGCTCAACATGAACTCGGCGCCTTCGCCACCTCCTACATCCCCACAACCACAGTTGCGGTGACGCGGGCGGCGGATGTAGTGACGGCGGGGGTTTCTTGGCTGACGGATGGAACCGGAACACTCTATTCGCAACATCTCGTTAGCGGGCGAAACACGAGTGCGGATGGCAGCTATCGATTCAGCCTGACGGGCGGCTCTGGGGCAATTGATACATACTGCCTCGGGGGCGCCTCAAACACGCGCGGTCATGTCTTTAATGGCGCTAACAACGGGTACATGGATACGGGCTCGTTGACTGTGGGGACAGCAGCCAAGGAAGCCCTCGCGTTCGCCGCTGGCGACCAAGCATATGCGCCAAACGGGGGCGGCGCACCCGCAACCGCAACAATCACACCTGCGACGACGGGTGCAACGTCTCTGCGTTTCGGTTACGGGGACACATCGACGCCAGGTTATCTCAATGGATATATTAGGCGCTTCGCCTACTGGCCCTCCCGCCTCTCCAACGCCGCTCTCCAAGTACTCACTACTTAATGAGCAAACAACTCAACAAAATAGCAGAAGCTAGAGCAGCAGCTGAAGGAGATCTCCAATCTTTTATTCGTCTCGTAGCTCCAGGAAGAGTGCTGGGTCAAGTTCATGTGGATCTGATCAGGTGGTGGACCAGGGAACAAGCTCTGAGCCATCAGTTAGTACTCCTACCGAGAGACCATCAGAAGAGTGCTCTTGTAGCTTACAGGGTCGCATGGGAGATCACAAAGAATCCTGCCCTGCGAGTCCTCTTTATATCGAGTACTGCCAATCTCGCCTATAAGCAGTTAAAGTTCATTAAGGATATCTTAACTAATTCCATCTATCGTCGTTACTGGCCAGACATGGTCAACGAAGATGAAGGCAAGCGAGAGAAATGGACAGAATCGGAGATCTCAATTGATCACCCACGACGGAAAGTTGAGGCTATCAGGGATCCAACTGTTTTTACTGCTGGGCTTACTACAAATATTACAGGTCTCCATTGTGATATTGCTGTCTTGGATGACGTCGTCGTAGATGACACAGCATACAGCGAGGAAGGTCGTGAAAAGGTACGTAATCAAGTATCTTATCTGGCATCCATTGCTGGTACTGGTGCTAGTACTTGGGTTGTTGGCACCAGATATCATCCGAAAGATCTATATTACGACTTGGTCAATCAAGTAGTAGAAATTCGCAATCCCGAAGGGGATGTGGTCAATTCATACAACTTGTACGAGCCTTTTGAGAGACGTGTAGAAGATGCAGGTGATGGTACAGGTGAATTCCTCTGGCCTAAGCAATTAGCTTCAAATGGTAAGTACTTCGGATTCGACGTAGAAGAGTTAGCTAAAAAAAGAGCACAATATGCAGATATCACAAAGTTTAGAGCGCAGTACTACAATGATCCGAACGATCTATCAGAGTCTGCTATCTCTCCTACAATGTTTCAGTACTACAATCCAAGCTATCTACGCCAAGAGTCGGGACAGTGGTATTACAAGAACAGTCGTCTCAATCTCTCAGCAGCTGTGGATTTTGCTTACAGCCTTAATAAGAAAGCTGACTACTCTTGCATCGTCGTTGTGGGTGTGGACACGAACAACAATTACTTCGTTCTTGACATCGATCGGTTCAAAACTAACAAGATCTCAGAATACTTCGACAGGCTCCTAAGACTCCACTACAAGTGGGGCTTCCGTAAGATCAGAGCGGAAGTAACAGCAGCTCAAGAAGTGATTGTCAAAGATCTTAAAGAAAACTACATTCGTGTACATGGGTTAGGTCTTTCTATTGACGAACATCGTCCAATGAAGAACAAAGAAGAGTGGATGGGAAATGTCCTTCAACCCCGGTATCAGAATAGACAAATGTGGCACTACTCGGGCGGTAACTGTTCACTTCTGGAAGAAGAACTCGTCCAGCAAAGACCTGCTCACGATGATATCAAAGATGCCTTGTCATCTTGTGTTGAGATTGCCCAGCCTCCTTCGTTTAGGGCGCTTGTCGAAAAGAACAAAATGATGGCCAAGAAGTTTAATGAGATGGCTCATCCTAGATTCGGTGGAATAGTTTAATGTCAGGTACTACTCTCGATCTTGAAACATATATGAAGACAGACGACTTGGCCTGTCGTATCTCCAATCAATGGATCACCTGGAACAACCAAAGACAGTTCTGGATGAAGGATAAGGAAGAGATCCAGAGGTATATCTTTGCTACAGACACCACCAAGACTTCCAACTCCATGCTACCCTGGTCGAACAAGACCACCATACCCAAACTCTGTCAAATCAGAGACAATCTCTTTGCCAACTACATGGCTACGATGTTTCCCAAAAATAAGAACATCATCTGGGAAGGAAGTAGCAAAGTAGACGAAGCTAAATCTAAAGCTATTGAATCCTATATGACTTGGGTCGTTGATCGTCCCGAGTTCTATGCAGAGATGTCAAAATTAGTATTGGATTATATAGATTATGGAAACTGTTTCGCAATCCCAGAATGGTTCGACAAGCGATCTGGAGAATCTGACGCAAAAGCTGCAATATCTTATGTCGGACCACGAATTAGACGAATTAATCCAATGGATATCGTCTTTGACCCCACAGCAATTACGTTTGCTGAGGCACCCAAAGTTATCAGAAGTATTATATCAATTGGAGAAGTCAAAGAGCTTCTCGATAGAGTCACAAATCGAGATAGAAAAGAAACTCAAGAACTATATGACTACCTCTTCGACATCCGGAAAAATGCGAGAGCGTATCCTGGAGAAACTATTACCAAAGATGTCATCTACGACATTGCCGGTTTCACAAGCTTCAGAAACTACCTCGATTCAAACAATGTAGAAATCCTCACCTTTTATGGTGACATCTACAATCAAGAGAAAGATACCTTTGAGAGGAATCAAATTGTCAAGGTTATCGACAGACACAGAGTCCTTTCCCAAGAAGACAATCCGTCTTTCTTTGGAACAGCGCCTATATATCACGTCGGTTGGCGCATTCGTCCTGACAACCTTTGGGCTATGGGTCCTCTGGATAACCTTGTAGGTCTTCAGTATCGCATAGATCACATTGAGAATATGAAGGCTGACTGCTGGGATCTAACTCGATACCCTGTCTTCAAGGTTAAAGGTTACGTACAAGATTTTGACTGGTCCCCTGGTGAAAAGATCTTTATTGGAGATGATGGCGATGTCGAACTCCTGGCGCCGGACCCCGGAGTCCTCCAGGCAAATACAGAGATTGCGGTCCTTGAGCAAAAGATGGAGGAAATGGCAGGCTCACCAAAGGAGGCAATGGGCTTTAGGACTCCCGGCGAGAAAACCAAATATGAAGTTCAAAGACTAGAGAACGCAGCTTCTCGTATCTTCCAGAACAAGACTTCTCAGTACGAGCGTAACTTTGCCGAGCCTATCTACAATGGTATGCTTGAGCTAGCGCGTAGGTATATGGATGACAGCGTCATTCGTATCTTTGATAGTGAATTTAAAGTAGCCGATTTCAGAACACTAACACCAGAAGATATCACTGGTAATGGGCGTATCAAACCTATGGCAGCTCGGCATTTTGCTGAGCAATCACAGCTCGTGCAAGACCTTAATGCTTTCTTCGGCTCAGCGGTCGGAGCTGATCCACTTGTGTTAGTTCATTTTAGTGGTCAGAAGATTGCCCGTATGTTTGAACGTCTCCTGGATATTGAAGAGCAAGAGATTGTAAGTCCGTACATCCGTATCTCTGAGCAAGCAGATATGCAGATGATGAGTCAAGTAGCGAATGAGCAGTCGCAGATGGCGGCAACAACTCCAAGTGGAATGGGTAACGATTATGACATCAACTCTGCAAACACAATGGTACAAGGGGCTGGACCAGAAGGACCCGGCGGCCAAGAAGGACCGCCTCCTACAGGTTGAAAACTGGTGTAGGGATCCAACTACCCTACTCTTCTTGAACATACTACTGCAGGATCTTAATGCAGATGACTGTGATCCGGCAGACCCCAATTGGGTAATTAAGCAAGCGTACATAAATGGACAACGGCGTTTAGCCAGACGAATAAAAGGACTAGTAAGCACATGACATTGTTTGATGGTAAAGACCAAGCTGTAGAGCCCACTCTTGAAAGTGTTAAGGCTAAGTTTACGAAAGAGGATGGTACCGTCGATGTTGATGGACTCTTGAATAAAGCTCTACACGCTGATAAGCATATTCCCACTATTGAAGGGGAGAATGCTAATCTCCGTAAGGAAGTAGATAGTAGACTCAACTACCAAGACCTTCTCGATAAGCTTGAAAGCCATCGAGTGCAATCGGCAAGTAATCCAAATCCAGACCCGGATCGCGACGAACGAGATGAAGGAACTAAACTCACCGAGGATCGCATCAGCGCAATGCTTGATGAGAAACTCACACGTAAACAACAAGAGGCTCTCCAAGCTTCGAATGTACAGTATGCAAAGCGCGAGTTGGCCAACGCTCTTGGATCCGATTGGATCCAGAAGCTAGCTAGAATGGCTCCAGACTTGGATATGACACAGCAGGAAATCGATTACCTGGCTGCCACCAAGCCGAAAGCTCTTCTGCGAATGGTCCTCCCACAGGCATCAGGAACACAGGGATCTCAGGGTTCTTCGTATACTCCTCCTGTCTCTCGCACGAACACTAGCGCAATGACTACTGGTACTGAGAAGAACAACAGCTATTATCTGGATAAGCTGCGTAAAAATCCAAAACTCGCAGGTGATTCTAAGTTCGTAGCTGAGCAAATGGCTAATGCCAAAAGGTTAGGAGAAGCCTTCTTTAACTAGGAAGGTATAATATCATGGCTGGTTTTATGACCACCAATACCGACCATCTTATCCGTTCGAATATTTGGAGCCCGAACCTCAAGGAAGTTTTCCTTGCCGAGCTCTACGCGAACCAGTGGATGAACTGGATCACGGACTTTCCGGATGGCGATACGCTCAATATTCCGAGCATTGGCCAGATGGAAGCTCAAGATTTCGCTGAGGGTGAGGCGGTTAGGTACACTGCGATGGATACTGGTAACTTTACCTTTACCATCGATAAGTATCTGGCGTCTGCTACGTATGTCACGCAGAAGATGCGTCAAGATAGCTACGTGATGAATCAGGTCGAGCGTCTGTTCGTACCTAAGCAAGATCGTGCTATTAAGGCGATTATCGAAGCTGACATTCTGGCTCTCGCGCCTAATGCTCAGACTGCAGCCAACTCGAACACGATTAACGGCGCTAAGCACCGCATCGTAGGTTCGGGTCTCAACGAGCGTATTGCTCTTGAGGATTTTGAGAAGATGAAGTACGCTCTCCAGATGGCGAACGTTCCTCTTACTTCTCTGATTGCAGTCGTCCATCCGTCGGTTGAGTACGAACTTACGACTCTGCCGAACTTTGTCAACATGTCCAACAACATCCATTGGGAAGGTGTAGTTGCTACCGGTCTAACGACTGGCATGCGCTTCATCAAGAACATCTTTGGGTGGGACGTGTACGTGTCGCAGTTCATTAAGACTAACACGGCCTCCGAGGCTATTGATGGTGTTACCGCCGCTGCTGGTGTTAACAACCTCTTCTTCTCGGGTTCGCCTGAGGCTAGTCCCTTTATTGGATCTATTCGTCAAGCACCGCAAGTGCAGAGCGAGTTCAATAAGGATCTGCAGCGCGAGGAGTACGTCACTACCTGTCGTTATGGCATGAAACTCTTCAGGCCGGAAGCTGTAGGTGTTGTCGTAACCGACACTGACCAGGTTTACGCGTAAGCGATAGGAGGATAATATGACTATTGCAAATAGCGTGACTGGCGCCTGGGTCAACAGTGACACTCTTCGGGTTAAGTTCCCGACGGAGGAGGTTAAGAAGTCTACTGGCGGTGAGTACCGCAATACGACTTCTCAGCATATCTCCGAGTTCGATGTCGACTACACTCAGGCTGCTCTTGGCACTTCTGCCACAGTCGTCTACATTCTTGACTACGAGACCGTGATTCCTAATACGGCAGTAGTGGAAAAGATTGAGTTCATTACTGGTACGGCTTGGGCTACGGATACGTCGATTAGTTTCGGCACTGTTCGTAGGTCAGATTTTACCACGATTATTGACGCCGACGGTCTCGTCGATGCGTTGATTCTTGCAGCTCGCGATCTCGCGGGTGAGACTACTGTCATCCTTCCGGGTGGCACGTATGCTGGCGCTCAGATGGGCGTGCAGGGTATCAATGCTGACTACGATTGTCTTGTCAGCGTCTGCTTTGAGTCAGGTTCTGCTCCGACAGCAGGTACTGGCCAGTTGAAGATCTACTGGACCAATGCCCCTGTCAGTGTGAACGCTGGCGTTTAATTAATGGGATTGGGTGGGTGACCGGAGGGGTTGCCCACCCTTTTCAACTAGGAGGAAAATCCCATGGCTACTAGAAGTAAAACAGTCGAGTTTGGCGGACTCGACATCATCTGCAACACGATTGCAGTTGGTGCTACTAAGCCGGGCCAAGCAGGCACAGTCCTGTCTGGTTCTGAGATTGTTGTTCTTGACAGTGTAACTGCTGGTTCTGTTACAGCATCTAAGGCTCTTGTTGTAGACTCTAGCCGTGACCTTACAGGCACGACTGCTGCTACAGCTATTCGTAATCTTCGGGTTACTAACCTTGATGCAGGCATCTCAGGTACTGCAGGTTCTGTCGACGTATTCCCGACGACTGCTGCAACCGGCAAATTGACTCTTGTTGCTGCATCTAATGCAGGTGATACAACTACGACTATTACCAATGCTTCACAAGCAGGTGCAGTAACCTATACTATCCCTGATGCAGGTGCTGCTGCTAGCTTTGTTCTGAGTACTGGTACTTCTACTGCTACCACTGCTACTTCAACAGAGTTGAATCTTGTGGCAGGTGCTACCTCTACTCCAACTGCAAGTAAGGCAGTAATTGCCACTGCTTCTGGTTGGGCAGCTAATAGACGTCCAGTTATAGAAGACGGTGCTGCTGTTGTATTGGGTGCCGTGGATTCGGGAGCTCTGTGTATCTTCGATAAGATCGATGGTGCATTGTTTACTCTTCCGACTCCTGCTATTGGTTTGTGGTATGAGTTCATCGTTGTTGCTTCAGTAACCTCCAACTCTATGAAGGTTATCACCAACACCGGCACAGTCTTTATCAAAGGCTCTGTCGACATGGTCGATACTGATACAACCTTTACACATACCAACCAAGATGCGGATGGTACAGGTCACGTCGCAGTGACGATGGCCTCGGCTTCTACCAACTCTACTGGTGGTATCAAGGGTACGCGGTTTACTCTGGTGTGTAGAGATTCTACGCACTGGACGATCCACGGCCAGATCAACCATGCTGGTACTGTCGCTACTCCGTTTACTAACTCGTAAGGATTAAACTTCAATGGCTAAATTAACAACTAGTGATTTAACTAATCTCGCAAATGAGACTAGTGTAGTCGCTACTATTAATGAAAATAATGCGGCCATTGAAGTGGCTCTAGAGAATACATTGTCCAGGGATGGCTCCGCTGAAAATGAGATGGAAGCCACCCTGGACATGAATTCTAATAGGATCATTAATCTTCCAGCACCAATATCGGATGCCGAACCTCTACGATTAGGTGATCTAGAAGAGACTGATGGAATAACTTCTTTCCCATTTTCACTACTCACAGGTAAGCCTACTACACTTGCTGGTTATGGTATCACAGATCCTATCAGGATTAAACAAACTGCAGCTACTACCTATTATGTTAGAGCGACTGCCACAGGTGATACAGGCCGCACAGGTCTTGCTAATACAGATGCTGATGCCTTTCTTACTATTCAAGGTATTCTTAATTATCTATATAAGTCTGTGGACTTTGGTTCGTTCAGTGTTATAATTAATGTAGGTGCAGGTACCTTTGCTCCATTTTCCATTGCTCATCCTTGGATAGGTGGATCTTTTCCACATATTGTTGGGGCAGGAATCGGTTCTACTATAATTGCTGCTACAGCTAATAGTCAAAGTCTTGTATCTGTAACAGATATGAGTGTTTTAGATGTGAGTGCGCTATCTCTTAGTGCAGGAGGTTTTACAGGTGTAGTTGGATTGGATAGTACACAAGCCGGTATCCTGGATTTCGGTACGATATCTTTTGGTGCAATGGACGTTGGTATTCGTGTTAATAACGAAGGTGCAGCTAATCAAACAGGTAATCTGACAATCACTGGTAATTTATCGGCATTTGCTCAAGCACTACACGGTGGAGGTCTTCGGCTAACATCTACTATCACTGTTAATGGTGGATTAACAATTGATTATTTTCTTAATGTACAATATCAAGGTGTAGTTAATACTAGTGGAGCTGCAGTAACATTTGCTGGTGCAGGTGCAGGCGCAGGTACAACAGGTACTAAATTTATTACTTCTAATGATGGTAGAATAGATGATTCGGGTACTACGTGGCCAGGAGCTACTGCAGGAACTAAATCACAGGTAGATGGTCCAAGTGCAACAGTTGTCGATAACTCAGTTGTTCGTTGGGATGGGACGACGGGAAATATAATTCAAGGTTCTACGGGTACCACGATTAGCGATGCAGGTAATGTGGCTACAATCGGTTCTATTAAATCTTCTAGTGCAAGTTCTGGAATTGGATACGCTACAGGTGCAGGAAGTACTGTTACACAGTTAACTAATAAAGCTACAGCAGTTACTATTAATAGTATGTCAGGTCAGATTACAATGAACAACGCCGCCCTAGGAGCAGGATCCGAGGTAGGATTTACAGTAAACAACTCTGGCATTGCCTCTACAGATTGTATTATGGTTAACCACCAAGCAATCGGCACAGGTGGTGCTTATATGGTGCAGGCATACGCGATCACCGCAGGATCCTTTGCGATCAACGTAACAAATCTCTCAGCAGGCTCTCTATCCGAGGCTATCGTACTAAACTTTGTTGTCATAAAAGGGGTGACATCATAATGGCTATTATGTGCGCAGATACAGTTACAAGAGCAGTGGTGGCTGTGGCAGGAGCAGCGACTATTGGTACGCGATCTGGTTTTATAAACACAGAAAGCTTAACGACAGCTGCCGGTGCTACCTATACTCTAACTGTTACAAATTCTTCTACATATAAAGCAGGAGATATGGTATTTTGCCAAGTGTATAAAGCGGGCAGCGCAGGTACTCCAGTGATCACTACTGTGGATACGTCTGGTAGCACATTTGTAATCGTAATACAGAATATACACGCTAGTGATGCTTTTAGTGGTGTACTTGTTGTATACTACTACGTCTTAAATATTGAATCGGTATCGTCCTAATGGCTAAGATAACTCTCACCGAAGTAGGTAACCTCCGTAATGAGACTACGGGTGTTGAAGCTATCAATGATAACTTTGACACGATAGTCGAGGCTATTGAGAACACTCTATCGAGAGATGGTACATCGCCTAATACGATGGAAGCCTCGTTGGATATGAATAGTAATCGTATTCTTAATCTCCCAGAGGCTGTCGCAGATACCGAGCCAGTCCGTAAGGGTGAGTTCGACACTGCAATAGAAGACATTCAAGTAGGTACTTTAGTCACGCCACTTGCAGTAGCATCAGGCGGCACAGGAGCTTCTACAGCCTCAGGAGCTAGGACGGCATTAGGCCTCGTTATAGGAACAAACGTTCAAGCCTACGACGCTGAACTAGCAGCTCTTGCTGCACTTACAAGCGCAGCAGATAAACTTCCCTACTTCACAGGTAGCGGAACAGCCGCAGTAACTACGTTGACTTCGTTTACAAGATCTGTTCTAGACGAAGTAGATGCTGCAAGCTGGCGAGGTAATCTGGGTATTACTTCTATCGCCACTGTTACAGCAGCAGCTGGAATAGAGACCTTTCTTGCTACACCGTCATCTGTTAATCTCAAAGCCGCCATTACCGATGAGACTGGGTCAGGTGCGCTAGTCTTTGGAACTTCCCCGTCTTTAACAACTCCAGTTCTCGGAGCAGCCACTGCTACTAGCATCAACGGCCTGACTATTACTTCTTCGACAGGTACGTTCACTCTTACTAATGCTAAGACTCTTGCTATTACAAATACTTTGACATTGTCGGGAACAGACTCGACAGTTATAACATTTCCATCGACCACTGCGACTATTGCTAGAACAGATGCTGGTCAGACCTTCACAGGCGCTAGTACCATAACTTCATGGATCGCCAATACGGTTGACGCACGTGGGACATGGACAGCTGGTGCTACCTGGACTCTTCCTGCGCATACACTAGGTGGTACTGTTTCCGGCGGTGGTCAGCAACTCAACAACATCATCATTGGTACAACTACACCTCTTGCTGGTACATTTACCACAGCAACAGCTAATAGCTTTGTTGCAGCGGATAACGCGGTTGTTCCTAAGTATTCCTTTACCTCTTCTCTCTTCAGCGTGGGTACTGAAGGGCTTAAAGCGACCTCTAGTGATAACACCGCACATTCTTACATACAGTTCATCAAGGTATCTTCTTCAGGAACTAACGTCGCACAGATGGCTAACTGCCATGCTAATACGTCAGGAACTGAAGTACAAGATAGTACGAGTTTCATGTCAGCGGTCCTGACGGCTCGTTCTACAGACGGAACGGTCTACGGTAAGACCTGCACGGCTGCCGGTACCTTCAAGACTAACTTCTACACCGACTCTACTCTTAATTTTGCTATTGGCAATGCCGCTATTGCGACCAACGCAACAGACGGCTTCGTGTACATTCCTACTTGCGCAGGTACTCCGACAGGAACTCCTACTACTTTTACTGGTAGAGTTCCCATGGTCTTTGATACCACCAACAGTCAGTTCTGGTTTTATACAGGTGGTGCCTGGAAACAACCTAAGACACCTGCGGGCGCAGCCCTGGTAACATGGCAGTAAACAAATGAATATTTCAGATCGTGGTTTAGACATCATCAAGCAGTTCGAGGGCTACGCGAAAGCCTTGCCCGACGGACGCTGTACAGCCTACCAAGCACGTCTCGCAAGCGGCAAGCTCGATGTTCCTACCATCGGCTGGGGTTGTACCAAGGGTGTGTACATGGGCCAGGTCTGGACCCGTGAACAAGCTGAGGAGGGTCTAAAAAGTGAGTGCATTGAGAAAGAGGAAGCAGTTAGTTCAGTTCTCAAGTTTATACCAAACCAGAACCAATTCGATGCAATGGTATCACTCGCTTACAACATTGGGACAGCTGGCTTTGCTCGTTCCTCTGTGCTTAGTAAAGCCAATGCTGGGGATATGCATGGCGCTGCTGCTGCATTCAGCCTTTGGAACAAGGCGGGTGGCGCAGTAGAACCAGGGCTTGTACGTAGGCGTGCGCAGGAAGCTGCACTCTTTATGGAAGGTATTGAAGAGCATGTAATGCCTCAGACAGTTGATGTACCATCTGAAGGCTTCTCTTCCACGACTACTAAAGTACTCAACAATACTGCATCCGGTATCGCAGGTACAGGTATACTAGGATATGTTTTAAACCTAGTTAATATGATCCCGGAACCCATTCTTAATATGGCTAAATCATATCCATTTGAAATTGTAGTTAGTGGTTGTGTTATTCTCTTCATTATCACCGAAGCTTTTAAACATTGGAAAGGGGAGAACCAATGAGTTTCATCTGGAATCTCCTCTTAAATAACTGGATGGCTCGCAGTGTCGCTGCTATTTTTGTAGGCTACATTGCAATTAAAGGCTACGGATATCACGAGAAGGTTAAAGGCAGA